CGTTCAAATATGCTCAAATCTTTCATGCTATCCATAATAATTTTTGTAACACCCTTGACAAACCCGTTCTGGGCGTTATTTTCAAGATGTTCATTGGTTACTTCAACGTTGTCAATAAAATCGGAAAAGTTTATGGCATCTTTACATTTTTCATTGAGAAATACATTGATATTGAAATGAGAGTTATTATTGTTGGAATGATTTGTTGAATTGGTCATAATATTACTAGGTGGATTTGTTACTAATTTTTCTATTAATTTGCTATTTTCTTTATGTAATTCAATTACTTGATTGTTTTGCTGTATTAATTTGCTATTTTCTTTATGTAATTCAATTACTTGATTGTTTTGCTGTATTAATAGATTTTTTATTTCTTGATTTTCTTTGATTATATCAATAATCATATTGGGATCTATTTTTGTAGCTTCTATTTTGAGATTACATTTTTTTTTATGGTTAAATAAACCTTGTCTATATTTGTATTTCTTCCCACATTCACAAAAATATTTGTCTAAATTTTTGCTATTTTCACTATTTTCACTATTTTTGTCATCATTTGTCATTATTTTATGTTTTGTAGTTAATAAATGTTGTTTGTAATGTTGTTTTTTACAGCATTTATAGTTACAAAAAATACAATTATATTCAATCATTTTTTTTTCACTATTTTTTGTATCCATATGTATCATATATGGATACAAAAAAATAGTCTCTAAATATTTTTTTACAAAAATACATAAAAAATTATGGTAACAAACAAAAATAATAATTTTGCCATTTACAGCATTATGCTGTAAACCCGTTTTTCAAAAAAACGAAAAAAAAAAGTATTCTCAGAAAATGAAAATTGGACATTTTAAAAATGTCCAAAAATGAAAAATCTCAAAATACTTTTCAAATGTCCAAAAAACCTCCTGCTCGATGAAAATAAAACAATATTATTATTATATATTTGTAACGATATATAGTAACAACATATAAAATCCCTCATTTTGTGCTTATAAAACCATTTTTAGAAGCATGCAAGCCAAACTCAAAAAAATATAGAATGGTATAATATAGCCTTTTTATATCATAAAAATAATTTTAGATGAATACTTTATCAGATTCCCATAATACAATGCACGTTATTGGTGAGGGTAGTTATGGTTGCGTATTAAAACCCAGTTTAAAATGTAAAACAACAAGACCAATAAATTACAAAAATAAAATTTCTAAAATAATGGAAAAATCGGAGGCAATTATTGAATTAGAAGAATATAAACGTATTGAAAAGGTTGATAAAAACGCCAATTATTACACTGGAAATCCTGAAATGTGTATTCCAGAAATTTCAAAAAAAAATATGAATGCAATAAAACAGTGTAAATATAGAAATATTGAAGATTTGAGAAAATATTATTTATTAATTATGGAAGACGGAGGACAAAGTTTAACTGTTTTTGCAGATTCGATATATGAAGAAATCATACGTGGAACATTACGATATGATTCAAAAGAATTTCAAGATTATCAAAAGATAATGTATAATTTTTGGGAAGAATGCAAGCGTCTTTTTATGGGTTTACAATTATTTTTGAAAAATAATTTAGTACATCACGATTTGAAACCCCAAAATATTTTATATGACATTCAGCATAATCGTGTAAACTATATCGACTTTGGATTAATGACAACCAAAAAAGAAATAAGAGAAAATTCAATAAATTCTTATAATCATAATGCGATTATTCATTGGTCGTTTCCGCCAGAAATGCCTTACACAAATAAATCAGAATATATGAAACTTGTGAAAATGAACAAACAAAAAAAAATAAAAGTATTTGAACGATTCATGAAAAATTTGTCAGATTCTGAAAATAAAATCAATTATTTTTTCAAAAATACAGTATTAGATTATTACAAAAAAGAAGAATCAGAAACGATCAAAAATCATCTGAAAGAATATTATGATTTATTATTAAAAGAAATGACGTCAAAAAAATATAATATTTTTTTAGAAGGTGTAATAAATTCGATTGATACATATGGTCTTGGTCTCTCTTTATTATATGTATTAAATAAAACGCAATTGTTAATTGATCCATTATTTGCTAAAAATTTACGCAGTTTATTTTTAAATATGGTAAATTTCAACGTTATGGAACGTAAAAACATTAAAACATTGATTTATGAATACAATGAAATAATGAAAAAATATTCAACATTATTCAAACAAAATACTTTACGATATAAAGAATCTTATGGAAAAACAAAAAAATTTATTGAACAAAAATTAGAGTCTATAGAAATTGAAAATGCGAATATTAGTAATAAAAAACTCGATATGGATCCTATACCTTTATGTCCAAAATCATATAAATATAATTCTGATATAAGACATTGTATAAAGTCAAAGACAAAATCAAAGTCAAATACAAAGTCAAAGTCAATAACACGTAAAATTCGTATGTAAATTATAAGTTTTTACACTGTTTAATATGAGTGTCTATATCACAGCCGACATCACGCCCGACATCACAGCCGACATCACGCCCGACATCACGCCCGACATCACGCCCGACATCACAACCGGCATCACAGCCGACATCACAATCGACATCACAGCCGACACTAGTGTCAAGATCAATATTATCATATTTTTCAGAATGCACAATATCATGACCAACTTGAATCAAACGTATACGTTCTTCCATAGATGAAGTAGTTTTAATAATATCTTGTAAATTTACAGGATATTCATAAATTGTATATGAATGTTTAGGTTTGACTGTATGATCGCCTTCAAAATCATGAAGAATACGATCCCAAAGACGAACAATTAATGTAGTAACAAAATCTAAAAAGTAAGTATTTTTAGTAATAGATATTTTAGTTGATATATTATTTTTTTCGATACCAAGAATAGAATCAATATGATCTTCTACATTAGAAATACATTGATTCAAAGGATAATTCATTAAAATGCCTCCATCTAAATAACAATTATCACCATCAATATAAGGTTCAAAAATAATAGGCAATGAAGAAGAACAATATACAGCTTGAATTAATTTCCAATCTGGGTGTGTTTTATAAGAAATATCTACACTATTAAGTTTATTAACTTCTGTAGTAAAGATATGTAGTTCTATACCAGTTTGTTGATAAAATTCTTTCATTGTAATTTCTAAAGTCATTTCTTTACCAAGTAAAAGAGGTGTAAGTATATCTTCAAAAATTTTAATATTAAATATTCCTTTATTTTGAAAAATATTCATTGACGAATAAACATCAAATTGAAATACGGTTTGCCACGGACGTTTTATAAGATAATCGTCCAATGTTTCCCAATCGTATCTAAGCGCTATTGCTATTGCGATAATACACCCAATAGATGTAGTATACATTGTTGAAATATTATCAATATTCCAAATACCTTTTTTATTAGTTTCACGTAAAATACCATAAAAAGATAAACCAGTACTACCACCTCCAGAAATTACAAAGTGTTTTATTGTTATCTCAGAATTTGTATTGTTGAAGTTTTCAATAGATTCCATAAATAATAGTATAATTATGATTTTATTATAATTTTTACAAAAATATTTTTTGTAAGAATATTTCAAATTATTTTCATAACCATAACTATATAAAGATATATATTTAGAATGTCAGTATTTCTTTTTTCACATGAAGAAGAATGTAATCATAAACTTAATATAGATGATTTGTACGAACGAAAACAGCGCCGTGATTTAAAACAAATAAGTATATTTAATAAAATTTTAGGTAGAATCCATAAAAAAATACATCATACATCATCAAAGAAACAAGTAAATGAAACACATGTATGGTTTTTTGTTCCAGAATACATTGTAGGAGAACCGATATATGATAAAGGTGAATGTATAGGATATTTAGTATCACAATTAGAAAAAAATGGTTTTCATATAAAATATATGCATCCAAATACACTTTTTATTTCTTGGCATAATTGGGTTCCAAGTTATGTAAGAAATGAAGTAAAAAAGAAGATAGGAATTATTTTAGACGAAAAGGGAAATGTTATTGGTAAAAAAGAGGAAACTGATGAATCAAAATCAAATATGTTAACAGATAATCCATTGGATAATATGTTATTAAAACAACAAAATACTGTAAATTACAAAGAACGTGAAAAAGAACAAAAACAGTATATTTCTGTAAAGAATTACAAACCATCGGGTAATTTAGTGTATACTAGTGATATGTTTGAAAAACTAGAAAAGAAAATAGCTCGTGAAATATGATTTATACAGTCGAAGAATTTATGAACGGAATAGTATTAGATGTCAATTTTCAATTTTCAATTTTTTTGTTTTACGTATTTTAGGTTTTTTAGTATTTCTTGTGTATTTTTGAGATCCTCCAATTTGGTTGGGATTATTTTTTTTGATATTAATTATATCAATATCAATATCAATATCTTTAATTTTTTGTTTTAGATATTCATTTAGTTGATATTTTTCCAAAGTATCTTTGTTTATATTCAACAAATTTTTATATTTATTTAATGACTCGCAAAGAACATATTCATAATTTTTTGACCATTTTTCTATTAATAATTCGACAGAACCTTCAATATGTGTCATTCAATGAATAATGAATATATTATAAGTATCTAAAATAGTATTAGGAAATTATTTTTTACAACTATTTTTTTTTATTGTTTTACGTGTTTGTTTTTTAGTATTTTTTGTGTATTTTCGAGATCCTCCAGTTAATTTACTGGTAATATTGGCAGAAACATTAATATCACTATTGGTAGGACTATTGGTAGGACTATTGGCAGAAACATTAATATCACTATTGGTAGGACTATTGGCAGAAACATTAATATCACTATTAGTAGGACTATTGGTAGGACTATTGGTAGGACTATTGGTAGGACTATTGGTAGGACTATTGGTATCAAGATTCAAAGCATTAATTGTTTCTTCAACTTTGCTATTCATAATTTCACTTAGATTAGCAAGGTCGAGATTTTCTTTAATACCGTTTATTATTTCTTCTATAATATTTTTTAAATGATTATCAATAATATCAGGTATTTTTTTTTCAAATTCGGCATTCGAACGTTTAATAATAATTTCTAAAGAATCTTTTACAAGTTTGTCAATCTCAATGTCATAATGTTGTTGTTGTTGTTGTTGTTGTTGTTGAGCAACAGGATTAGTATTAAACATTTTACTATATAGAATCAATATATTTTACTATTGTCTAATATTACAAGATACAATTGTATAATATTATAGAAAAATTGAATTGCGTTTAAAAAAAAAAATAATATTAACACATAGAATTAATGAGTAATTTATTATATGAAAATAACAATTCAAAATCAATAGAGGTTCCAAATAAATTCTTATTAAAAATAAAAATACCTAAAAAAATATTTAGCAATTCTGATGAAAAGATCAAATCAATTTCAGATACAAATATAAATATAAACATTCAACAGTATAAACCACTACAAATTACAGAATATATACCACATCGAGTTACACCAAAAAAAAAATCACAAAAAACAACTAAAAAAAAGAAAAGAGAAATGTCTAAAGCAGAAAAGGATAAAATGTGGGATCTTTTTGATATAGATAAAAACGACGAAGAAAAGAATACAACGATAGAAGAATTACCAAAAACAATGAAATTAAAAGAAACAGATTTATGTGAAATATGTGATTCAACACTTATTATAATGGAAGATGGGTTTCCAACTTGTTCAAATATTCAATGTGCACGTATTTGTAAAGAAACATTGGATTATTCACCAGAATGGAGATTTTATGGTGCTGATGATAAAAATCAGAACGATCCAACACGTTGTGGAAATCCAATAAATCCTCTTCTACAAGAATCATCATTTGGTTGTAAAGTGTTGGTATCAAATTCATCAACATATGAAATGCGAAAAATACGAAAATGGACGGAATGGCAATCTATGCCACATAAAGAAAAATCATTGTATGATGAATTCCAATTTATTACTATTATGGCACAAAATGCGGGTATTCCCAAGATATTTATAGACGATGCGATTGCTATTCATAAAGATATATCAGAACAAAAAATGTTTCGTGGAATGAACCGTGATGGTATAAAATCAGCATCGATTTATATCTCATGTAGATTAAACGGTTGTCCAAGAACGGCACACGAAATAGCAGAAATTTTTCGTTTAGATAAAGCATCTGCTACAGCGGGGTGTTCAATGGCAGTAAAAATTCTACACAATATTGAAAGAAATTATGAACCTTCCGAACAAACTGAACTTTGTTCAACTCGTCCATCGGCATTTATTGAACGTTACTGTAGTCGTCTGAATATAAATGGTGAATTAACATTATTGTCAAAGTTTATTACAAAAAAAGTAGAACAACAGAATATTATCAATAATAATACACCTCATGCGATTGCGGCAGGAATAGTGTTTTTCATTTCACAAAATTGTAATTTAAATATTAGTAAAATGGATATTAAAGCGATATGTGGTGTAAGTGAAGTTACAATCAACAAATGCTTTAAAAAATTAGAAAATATCAAAGGTAATTTAATACCAGGTTGTATTTTAGACAAATATATGTAATTATATGACTACCATTTTTGTAACAAAACCGTTAAGTCGTTAAAATAATATTTATAATGATATGATATATAGAAGTATTTTATACAAATTATTTTGAATGTTGTCACATTTTAATCAAATAGTACCAGCAAAAACTCAAGCAAAAAGTATCATTGAAACAATGATCGAAATTTTTGCGGATTTATCAAAACGTGATGCAATACATGATTTTGGCAAAATAATAACAGATTTTTTTAGTAATATGAAAATTAATTTTTTTTTTAATCGTGGTTTACCTACATATACTGATGAAACAAATAATTTTTCATTTGGTTCAGATATAGAAAAAACAGGTTGGGTTAATGTTATAAAATCATTAGAACCGGCATCGACATCGGCATCGGCATCGGCATCGGCATCGGCATCGGCATCGGCATCGGCATCAGCATCAGCATCAACATCAACATCAACATCAACATCAGCATTAGTAGATTTTAAAGATTTATTTAATCAAGATAATATTAGTGATATTTATAATTTAACTACAAAAACAGAAATAGAATATACAGTAACTCATACAAAAGCAAAAAAAAATGGCATATATATAACAGCTGAAGAATTTATAAATAATTTAAGTATAGAAAATAATAGTGGAATTTTAGTCGATGCAGTTTCACTTAGTTTATTAACAATTTTAAAAACTGGTGGTGAAATTGTAACAAATATTTATTATTTATTCACACCAGAAGTGGTTAATGATCCAGCAGGAAAAACACCTTTAGATGATTCAATTTTTTCAAAAAAAAGTGGTGTAAATTTTATCCCTTGTGAAACAAATGCAGATGAAAAAATGATTTATAATTATTCTTGGGATACAACAAATGATTCACCTTATAGTAGATTTTTCACAAAATATGAATTTCAACTTTCCGAATTACAAAAACTTAGATTAGGTAAAACAGTAAGATATAGTTCAAATTTATTAATTAAAGATAAAGATTACAAATTTGTTGAAAAAGCAGATGATAGTAGTAAAATGAAAAATTCAATTGGATTTTTAGAATCTATGATAGGAAATTTAATAAATTTAATAATAGAATTTGTAAAGAAAATTGTAAAAAAAAATGTTGATTATTATAATACTATTTTTTCATTTAATGCGAAACTACAACAAAAACGTTCAGGAGATTGGTTACAAGCACTAGCTTGTTTAAATATATCAAAAAAATCATTGTCTTTCAAAAAATTTGAAAAAGATGGTACAACAGGAGATCCTATAGACATCAATAAAGTTTATTTGGTTACACACGATTTCATTCTTTTAGCTTTTGCATTATCAATGGGTGTAAATGTATTATTTACATATGGTTCTAAAAATAGGATATATAAATTTGAAGTAAAAGACACAGCACAAGAAGAAAGATATTTGGATTCAATTATTGAAAAAGATATTGTTAGTAAAATAAACGATAAAGAAGATATAACAAAATGTGTTGAAAGTTATGGTGAATGGCGTAAAAGTCATACAGATGGAAATGAATTAAAAATTGAGCTAGCAATTACATCATTAAGTGATGAAAGGTTTGAAGATAACACAAAAATTAGTGAAATTTTTACACAAAAAACAATACAAATATTTAAAAATGCATTATTATTATCACATGTATTATCTATTTTACCAGATATAAATGTTTTATATCAACATTTTATTCTTTTATATGATGATTACATAGGCGAATATAGAAAAAAATTATTAAATTCATTAAGTACTAATGAAAAAAAAATTTTAGTACAAAAATATAATGCGTTAATGTCTTCATATTATCAAGTAAAAAAAGAATTAGAAAAATTTGTAACTTATAATAATACTTATAATAAGGACAAAGTATTAATATTTTTCGATTTACAAAAAACATATGTAACATTTTTAAAAGAACCACATTGTAAATTAGTAAATAATTGGCAATTGGATAATAAAAATCAATCTAAATCAAGATTATGGAATCCATTTTCATCTGCTAGTGCTAGTGCTAGTGATAGTGCTAATGTTTCAAAAGAATTTATTACTGATAAAAACACATTTTTATATTTATTAAATTATTTAGATGATGAAAAAAAACAAAATATTCTTCAAGCTTATACTAGTGTATATAATCAATTAGATGCAAAAGAAGAGACAACACGTACTGTTAAAAGTACTATTAATTTGGCAAAAGCATTTTGTACAGAAGTATTTTTAACATTAAACACTCAAAGAATATCAAGAGGAACAGGATCACCAACAGCTGCGCCTTCAGAACCTTCAGAACCTTCAGAACCTTCAGATTTAACAAATAAAATAGAAAAAACATTTATATCTCAAAAAAAACGTTTAGAAGAGATTAATTCAGAAATAGAACATTTAAACTCAAAACCATCAGAAACAGAAACAGAAACAGAAACAGAAAAAAGGGAAGAAACAATTGAAGAATGTAAAAAAGAAATAAAATCATTGACTTTGATACAAGAAAATATTGTAGAAGAACATATTGAAATTCTCCAAAAAGAAAATGACTATGAATTATTTACAATTATTAATCAAAAAACCAAAACCAATGAAGAAACCAAAACCAATGAAGAAACCAAAACCAATGAAGAAACCAAAACCAATGAAGAAACCAAAACCAATGAAGAAACCAATGAAGAAGCTGAAGTAGATATAATAAAATTACCTGATGATCCAGAATTAACAGAAGAAGATTTTAACTTATTGATAGATATTTTAAAAGACGATAAAGAAGCAGAATTAATAAATAATATTGATAAGTCACAAGAATTAGAAGATAAATTAAAAAATATTACTGATACAGAATTTATAGAAAAATACAAAAATATTGGTACCACTTCTTCTGCTTCTGTTCCTGTAAGTGATTCTCAAGAAACAGATAATTTAATAGATCAATTAAAAACATATTTTGGAGGAAGAGGTCGTGTTTCTGATGAAAATAATACAAAATATCATGTATTTAGCATAGAAAATTCAAAAATAAAAAAAACAAATTGTGATATAAATACAGAAATGGTAAGTTATAATTTATTGAGTATGTGTTTATTAACTACAGATGAGAAGCCATTATTATTAGTTGACGAAAAACTTAAAGAATATGAAATGGTAAGAGATGGTGAAGACACGATTGAAGACACGATTGAAGACACGATTGAAGACAAGTCAAAAGGTGGATTTTTTGATATTAACAAAGATAATATAATATTATTTCACCCTCTTTTACCAATTTATATGCTTACAACAGCATTCAATGAAAATATAAAATATCATGTTGAAGAGTCAATGGAATTTGATTTATATATAAAATATTATTTTTACTTAGATAAATTACGCAAAGTTATTGAAAAATATATGGAAGAAGAAACAGAGAAATATAAATTAAATCTTATTTCTATTGGAGTTCGTTCATTATTATTTACACATGATGTATTGAATATGTTTGATGAAAGATCTACAATTTATGATATTTCAAAAGATGATTATCTTCTTATTTCGTTATTAACAAATTCGTTAAGATATAGAATATCAGGTATGTGTTATTTAACAGAATATGAAATGGAATTAGGTATAAAAATTTTAAAAAGTAATTTTTTTCATAAATTTATGGAAGAAGTTGATTTGAATGATATTTTTTGTTCAAATATTGAAGCTCCAGAAAAAACAATTTTAGATTTAAAAGAAGATACATATAAATTTTTAATGAATACGGGTAAAAAAATAACAGAAAAAATAATACCAATAATTCCAGTAACTCCAGCTCAAGTAACTCCAGCTCAAGTAACTCCAGCTCAAGTAACTCCAGCTCAAGTAACTCCAGCTCAAGTAACTCCAGCTCAAGTAACTCCAGATACAGTAATTACGAAAATTGATGATAGACAATCTCATGCTGTTTTAATTGAGAGT